TTGTTTCAACTAGATGCTGTTCGTTTTGTCGAAGAACAGGGCATAATATTACAAGATGTGATAGCCAACCTATTCGTATGTTTGAAAGAGAAACATTAATTTTTATACAATTATTAAACTTAAGGTCTGAGTTAAGAATCCAAGATATTTCAGATACTGAAAATTTACGTCGTTATTTATTGAATGAGTCACTAAATGATTCAGCTTTAGTAAGAGCATTTGCTATAAGACTATGTGGAGCAAGTACTAGAAGTAATTTATCTACTTGTATAGACTTAATTATTGAATATTTTATGCCTAGAATTCAATATGAGGAAACAAATAATCAAAATATTCAAGAAGCTCAACCGGTAGAAGAAGCTCAACCGGTAGAAGAAGCTCAACCAGTAGAAGAAGCTCAACCAGATGCTCGCCCTAATTCCAGAAGAGGAAGACGATTTGGATTTTCAGAATTAAGTATGCCATATTATGAAATGGATGAACGTACAACAATTGAAAATGAATCAATATTATACGCAATGATGTTTATTGAAATGATTAGGTTAATTAACAATTCATCAGAAAGAGTGATTGATAGAAAGTTTTGTATTAAAACAAAAATATCAGAAAATCAAGATGATTTGGAAGAAAAATGTGAGTGTAATATTTGTTATGATATGCATGAAAAACAAAAATTTATAAAATTAGACTGTGGTCATGAATTTTGTAAAGATTGTATAAAACAATCATTACAAAACGAGAGAAGAGAAACTCCTTGTTGTGCATTTTGTAGAGCAGATATAAAAATTTTGGAATTAAGACTAGAATCAATTAAAAATGAATTTGATAACTTAATTATAAGCGAACATCAAAGTTAATATCTATAATAAATTTATTATTTTTAAAAATTTCAATTATCGAAATATTATATTATATTAAATAATAATATTTGTCATTCCAGAAATAAAAAATAATTTTAGATATTATTTGTAGTGGGTATGGCCCCGCCTCATCCTCCTTTCATGAGATATTTATTATCAGGAAAAGAAATAGGTTTACCTCATCCACCACGCATTGTGCGACGTCTTGTATGTTTCTTAACCTTTTTTTGTCGCTTGGTTCTATGTCTTTTTCTACGAGTGGAAGAAAAAGGATTTAAAGAATAAAAAAACTTAGTAAAGCCCATTATAAAATAATACAATATTTTATTATAATTCTGCACCAATATTATCTGCAGAAGATAAAGGCTGAGGTAAATCGTTTATATTAGTGGTTTGATTAATAACTTCATAATGGTTAGAATCATTATTATTTTCATTATTATCATTATTATCATTATTATTATTATCATTATTATAATTAGGTAACTCTTCTTTATCAAGTGGAACAACAATTTCAGATTTATTTAATTCATTAATATTAATTTTTTTTGCAACATCACGCTTAACATTTTGAATTTGTAACGCATGTAAAGAAATATAAGGTAAAATAGCTAGATTATTCATATAAGTGCGGTAATTAAAACAAGAAATGCTAGTATTTTCATTAAACTTGATACTATACCACCAATAAGAAGGTATATACAATGTTTTACCCGGAAGAAGTGTAAATTCAAGACATTTAATTTTATCAAAATCGGCAATATATTTGGGCTGTGGTTTCCAAGGGTTAACTGGTGACCTAAATTCAAAATTTTCATAATCATAGATTGGATATAAATACTTAGTGCTATGAGGTGGTGCTAATTTAATTTGTGCACTTCCTTGAGTTAAAAGAAGATAATTTCGATAGTTAATTTCGTATCTAAATGGAGTGCAAGTATTGGTGCTTGCCATCATTACATCGTAATTGCAATTTGACACCATATATGGTCTGAGAAATTCATCATTATATCGCATATTTTTGCAGACACCTGTTTCTTCTAAAAAGTCGGCATTATTTTCTGAAAAATAAGAAGCAGTCTTGTCTTCATCAAAAAGTTTAACAGCAGAATGCATTGGTAAAGGCATATATAATTCTATATTAGTGTCATTATCTCTAATATTTCTTATTTTAATCTCAAATGCATGATAATTATTTGCAATATAACTAGAGTTGGAGGTCTGAATAATTTTTTCACAATCAAAATCAAATAAAACAGGTTGTCTTAAATCACAAATTTCCTCTAATTTGTCTTTTGATGGTTGGTCAACTTCATACATCTCCAAATCTTCTCCTGTTTTTAAATGAAATTGAATGTGTAAATATAAAAATAAAACTAAACAAAATATACAAAATCCTATTATTATTCTCATCTTAATTAAAAATGATAATAATATTTATTAACTAGAACGAAATTAATCATCATTCATTTTTGGGGCAATATAAAACATAAGGGAACTATCATCTCCTAAATTATAATTAATCTTCATTGGACATTCATTGCTTAAGCTAAATTCAATATCATTTGATAACTTATTTGTTATACACATTTTACTGATATAAATTAAGCTATACATTAAATTGATTTCTTCATCTTCTACAACTGCATAACTAGTCATGTCGTCAACTGGTATATTTACACGCATTTCAACAAAATTTCCAGATGCCTTAAAATCTACACATTGTTCTGAACATTTAATATTTAAGTCATCGCCAAAATTGCTTAATTGTGACAACATATCAGTTACTTTCTTGGATGGTAAAGAAAATTCAGCATCATAATCCGTAGTTGGTATGACCATTTCCTGATAATCATAATCGTGCAAAGGTAATTTAAAAAATTTATTATAATCGCCCTTTTTTACAGTTGCGTTATTTTTAAGCTCAATTAATAATGTCTCAGTGTTATCATCTTCCAAATAAAAAACAATTGATTGGTCTTCACTTTTAGTATTTATAATAGAATAAAATGTTGCTGTATCAAAACATAAATCGTATTTTTTATTAACTTCATAATAGTCAAACCATTCAAAATATAATTTTAAATCAAACAAACAAACATGTGATTTATCCATACCTTGAACGTGAAAAGTGTTTTTATTAATTGTTAAATTAATTTGTGTTGCCGAACTTTTAAAAAGATGAAAAATAGAGATAAATACGTCTTTTTTTTTCTTATCACTTATAACAAAACATACTTTTTTATCGTGGTCTGCAAATTCCATATTATAAATAATTATTAAGTTATTTTTAATATGTTTTATTAAATATTACCTAATTCTTGCTTAATCATATTTTTCAAATCAACAGACATAATTATATTATTATTCTCTCCATCAATATCATTAATATTTGTTCCAATATGTTCTTCTTCTTCTTGCTCTAATTGTTGAGGTAATTGTTGAAATTCAGATGGTAAACGTTTTTCTAAATCAGATAAAGCTAACTCATAATCAGAAAAATTCTGAGTAGTTTCTTGAGTAAACATATCATATTTAATCATAAATGATTTGAGTATATCCTTAGTTTCTGTTAGTTCTCTATTAAATCTAAACACTTGTTCAGTATTTTTTGCTATCTCGATAGTATGATTAGAAACATCATCACCCATTCTCTTAAATTGCTCAGTTAAAACTTTAATTTCGTCACTTAATTTTGAAAATTCTTCAGAAGAAGAAGATGATACACCATTCTTTTCGAGAGAATCAAGACGATTAATAATAGAAGTTAAAACAGAATTATCGATAACTCTATGGTTAACAGGAATACCGGATAAATCACTAGATGATTGTATTTTAGTTTCACCTTCATCATCAGTTTCAATAATCCATTGTTCAACTCTTCCTAATCTTAAAGTGATTAATCCAATAGCATCCGAAATACTTAATTTTGAAAAAGGTAATCCATTTTGAGGCTGAGGTTGTTGTTTATCATAAAATTGTTGATATTGTTGAGGAGGTTGTCTAAGAGGAGGTTGTTGTTGTTGTTGAATAGCTCTAGCAGTTCTCACATTATTAGGAGGAGGTGGCATATTATATCCTATATTTGGAGGCATTTGTTGTGCAAATGCAGCTTGTGAACCGATTGAAGTAACCGGTCTATTTCCACTAACTGGAGGAGCATTTTCTCCAGCCCTTCTAGATCTAGCAGCAGCAAGTGATCGTGAACTCATAATATAATAATTATGACAATATGTTTCTAAATAACTTACGCATAAATGATAATTTTCTAAAATAAAAAAATTGTAAAACAATATAATATGAAAGACTTAATTTTAGGTAATCGCGTTCCTTATGAATATTTTATTACTTCTGGTTCTGGACAATCAAATATTGGTTCTGAAGGTCTTCCTTATGAAACTGGTTCTTATGATGAAGCTTTAACAAAAGCAGGAATTGAAAATGCTAATATTATTGAATATACAAGTGTTATTCCAACTGGTGCTAAACAAATATCTAAAGAAGAAGGATTAAAAAGAATTCAGTGGGGAGAAGTTTTGGAATGTATTAAAGCTCAAGCAAATGGCGATAAAGGAAAGTTTATAAGCTGTGCAGTAATGACAACAGATGTTTATGATGCAAATGATAATTTTTTAGGTGGATTTGCATGCGAATATTCAGGTAGTGAAACAAAAGAACAAGCAGAAAAATCTCTAGAAGGTTCGATTGATGGTATAATTGAACGGAGAAATTTTGGAAAAACAAATGGTGGTGCAAAAATGTATCAAGATAATGTTACAGATAAAGGATATAAATATCATCCTGGTAAGTTATTTGTATATGAAGGATTAGATGTTAAAGATGACCACGGGACAGTTTTAACAGCTATATGTTTTGTATCTTATAGATATCCAGATTTAACAGAAGGTAGAGGTGGAAGAAGAAAGACCAGAAAAAATAGAAAATAAATTATGCAACCATCGCTACCTTAATTGCTTCATGACTTTTATAGTTGTGAATTTTGAAATCTTCTACTTGATAATCATTTATATTCTCTCTAACTTCTTTAATTGAAACTGTTGGAAACTTTCAGCAAAAAATAAATAAAACAATTTAAAGTTTAAATATAAGTTATATGTAATGAATAACCAAGAACTATTAATTGAAAATCAATTTTTGAGAGAACAAAATGAAAAATTAGTAAAAGAATTAGAGGAAACAAAGGAACATCTTAAAAAATATACTGCTCCTCAGTGTAAGAAAGCATATTATGAAAAAAATAAAGAAGAAATTAAACAAAAAACAAAAGAATATAGACAAACATATCAACCAACAGAAGAACAAAAAAAGAAATGGTCGAGAACAGCTTATTTAAATAAAAAAGCAAAAATGGAAAAGTAGAAAATTAAAATATTTAGAATATTTATATAATTTGCAATGAAAACTATATAAATATATTTTATTTGATATATATAAAATGGAAGATAAAGAAAGGATTATTGGAGTTTATAGAATATCTAATAAATTATCTGGTAGATATTATATAGGTTATTCGACTAATATTGATAGAAGATTTTGTGCGCATCGCAATAAACTTAAACAAAATTATCACGATAATATATTTTTACAGAGAGCTTATAATTTAGATGGCGAAGATAAATTCAAATATGATATAATTCACATATGTGATACAGAAGAAGAAGCAAAAGAGATTGAATTACAATATTTAACTGATTTAAGTATTCGAGATAAAATATATAACTTAAATTATAATAATGGTGGTGGTGACTTGTTAAAAAATCATCCTGATAAAGAAAAGATAAGAGAAAAAATAATAAACTCACATAAAGAAACAATGTGTAAAATGACACCAGAAGAGAGAAGGGAAAAGTATGGCAAGTGTGATGAGAGAAATGGTATGTATGGAAAAACTCATACAGAAGATGTGAGAAAAAAAATTTCTGAAATCAAAAAAGGCAATATAAACTTTAAAGGACGAAAACATACAGAAGAAACCAAACAAAAAATGTCTGAAATGCGAAAAAATAAAAATATAGGAGAAGACAATCCATTTTTTGGTAAACACCATTCAGAAGAAACAAAACAAAAAATACGTGAAAAAAATATGGGGAATATTTCTCCAAGTGCAATTCAAATTTTAATTGATGGAATTATTTATATATCAATTACGGAAGCGGGAAGACAACTCAATAAACCAGTTCCAACTATACTATGGCGTCTTAAATCTAAAAATCCAAAGTTTGATAATTATAAATATGTTAATGAAGATACTTCTACGCAACCATCGCAACCTTAATAGCTTCATGACTTTTATAATTGTGAATCTTAAAATCTTCTACTTGATAATCATTTATATTCTCTCTAATTTGTTCAATTGAAACTGTTGGAAATTCAAATGGTTCTCTAGTAATCTGTAATTCAGCAGCATCAATAGAATTCTCATATAGGTGACAATTACCCATAAAATGAATAAATTCATATGCTTCTAATCCACAATGTTTTGCTAATAAATGTGTTAATAGCGAATATGATGCGATATTAAAAGGAATTCCTAAAAAAAAATCCGAACTCCTCTGCATCATAGCACACGATAATTTGTTGCCATCATGAACATTAAATTGACACATCAAATGACAGGGGGGTAGACAGGCCTGGTCTAATTGACATGGGTTATAAGCAGTCATTATCAAGCGCCGACTATTTCTCTGTTTTGGGTCTTTTAACGCATCAATAATTTGCTGAAGCTGGTCAACGCCTTTAAATTCTTTTCTATCTTTATGAACATCATTAGGGTCATTATCAAGTAATCTTTTACCGGTGAAGCAGTTATAATTGGCATTAAAATTTCTCCATTGATAGCCATACGAAGGCCCAATCAAATCCTCACGAGTTAAGGTAAGACCTCTTGAATCCAGAAATTCCCTCGAAGAATTTGCGTCCCAAATATGAACACCTTGTTCCTTCAATAATCTGTTATCAGTTTCGCCACGAATAAACCATAACAATTCCTTTAGACAAGTCTTCCAAGCAGTTTTCTTAGTTGTCAAAATAGGAATTTTATTATCCTTTAGAGAGAAGCGCATAGATTGTCCAAAGATGCTTTTAGTTTTCCCATTTCTACCTTCTTCCCATACGCCATTTTCTAAAATATTTTCAAGCAAATTAAGATATTGATATTCTTCATGTTGAAATTTTTTAAGATTGTTAAAAATGTTTTCAGAAACTTTAGTTGATTGTTCTGATTTTTCTGATTGTTTTTTTTCAAATTGTTTTTTTTCACAAGAATTTAAATTCTCCTGAATACGTGCATAATCTTCAGCTATATGTTCCATAATATATTTAGAACGCATTGTTTAAATTATTTACTTAAAAGATAATTTAATTTTTTAATTTCTAATTATAAATCATATGGATAGCTCGGACGAATCAAAAAGTTTCTTTAAGCATGTTTTCAATTTTGATGATGATTCAAAATCTGAAATATTAAATATTCTTCAATACTCTTTTATTGCAATAATCCCAATTGTTATTTTAAATAAAACAATGCAAAAATATGTTCCTGAATCAGACGACAATAAAAGTAGTTTAGAAGTTTCAGCTGAAATATTAGTTCAAATTATTGTAATGTTTATAGGATTACTACTTATACACAGAATCATCACATATATTCCAACATACAGTGGTGCAAAATATCCAGATTTCCATATTGTTTATATAATTTTAGCAATTTTAATGATAACAATGAGCTTGCAAACTAAACTTGGAGAGAAGGTATCAATCTTGGTTGACCGTGTTTCTGAATTATGGAATGGCAAGTCTGATAATAAAAAGAAAAACGGTAAAAATGGAAATGGCACAGTAAAGGTTTCTCAACCAATTTCTGGTCAACAACCCTCTAGTGGTTATACAGACGGAACTGCAATTAATTCATTACCAACATTCGATGTAACTCAAGGTAGTCAAAATACTATGCAACCTCAACAATTACCAAATTATGATGCAATGTATAAACAAGAAAATACACCTTTAGTTGGTGCTGCAAGTCCAGGAATGTCAGAGGATATGAGTGGTATTATGGAACCAATGGCTGCAAATTCTGTTTTAGGAGGTGGTTCAAGTTGGGGGTCTTGGTAATAAGTAAAATTATATAAATAATATAAAAATTTATTTATATAATGTATTAATAATGGATGTTAATAAACTATTAAAAGCATTAGATGATGATTCGAATGAAACTTTATTAAATTTTACAACAAAAACAATTCAAGAGATGACATTAAAAATATTAAAAGAACTTCATCTATCAAAACAAGAAACTATTGATATATTTAATAAATTAAAAGTCTACAAATATGTAGACGAAATGAATGAATTGAAATACGGTACATTCTTAAGATGGATACCAATTGAAGACCCAACTAATATTTATTTAACAAAAGGTGCCTTATTTTGTGAGATGAAAATTACAGATGATGGTGTTTTTTGTGTGTGTAAAAATTTTGGATTTCCAGTACGCTATTTTCAAATTTCGATGGATAAAAATTTAATTTTCCAAAGGCTTACAGACCAAGAACACGTTTTATTATCAGCTTTAGACCATCTTTCAAAATAATTTTGGCATTTTTATTAATATATTTATTTTTTAAAATTTGTTTAAGTATTTTATTTAGAATAAATATAATATAATATAGATGCATCAAAGTAATCTGTTGTCAAACCTTATAATTATTAAACCAAAATATTATATTGTAAATTTTATAAAAAATAATTCCTTTTTTAATAAAATTATAGGTTATAATAATATAAAAAGTAATTTAAGTTATTAATAATGATATATATTAATCATGAAAAACAAGCTATTTTTATTCATATACCAAAAACAGGAGGTTCATATATAGGTCCAACTCTTGTTAAATATTATGGTTTTGTGAGTTATTTACCATTAATACATAATAGAAGGCCTGACCATAATATTGTTTGTAGAACAAATGCATTTAGAAAAGTTTTAACAGGTAATCAAAAATATGATAATTCATTTTTCAATAAAGTTATGGGATTATTAATGTATTGTAAAACAAGTGATTATTTAAATAAAGAAATGAATATGAATGAAGAAAAATGGAAATTTTATAAAAAGTTTTGTTTCATAAGAAATCCATATGAAAGAGCATTATCTGGTTGGAATCATATAAATATAAAATTAAATTTAAAAACCGATTTTTTTGATTATATAAATAAACCAAATTTATTGAATAATGTTAGTGATATAGAATATGGTCATATTTTTATGAGTCAAAAGAGACAAATTGAAGATGAAACTGGTGAATGTGGTGTTGATATAATTGGAAGATTTGAATATCTAGAAAATGATTTAAGAGTGATATTAAACAATTTAGGATTTGAAAAAATATTCCATCCTATTGAAAAAGTAAATGTTTCAAATACGAATGGAGCAGAAGATGTGATTTTTGAAAAAAAAACAATAAGAAAATTAAATCATCTATTTGCAGATGATTTGGATTTTTTGCATTATCAATTAATAAATTGTTAGATACTTTATATAAAATGGGCGTTTCAGCGAAGAATAGTAAATGAGAAAAGGTGTAAAATTATGTTATTTTTTGTAATATAATTTTAATTTAAGGTTTTCATATATTTGGAAATATTCGTTTCTGATTTATTCAAATATGTTTTGTATCTGATTTTAATTAAATTACATTGATACTCGTCTTCTAGTTCTTCTACCGCCTTTTTTAGAAAAAATTTCTAATTCTTCTCTATCAAATGGGTCTTTATTTAATGGGTCTTCGTCAGCCATTTTCTCTCTCTCGAGAGCTTGTTTACCTTCAGGAGTAGGTCCCTCGAATAATTGTGATGCTTCTTCTGGTGATGAGCTTCGTATTCTCATTTGTTCTTCATAACGTTTGAATCTCTCTGGGTCAGCAGGTATAGGATATGGTTCAACCGATTTAATTTCAGGTCCCATTTCTTCATCATCGCCACCTCTTCGCTTCTTTGTTTTACAGCCTTTACAATCATTAAATAGCCCAGGAATAAATTTACCTTTCTTAATTAACTTTATATGTTGTTTATGAATAGGTTTTTTAATTGTAAATAATTTTTTCCCTTTGCGATATTTAGTAATAGTTTTATATCCTTTACCTTTCTTAATATTTACTTTACGAACAACTTTTCCTCCTTTTTGGAGAACAACTTCTGTATTTTCATAATCGTCCATAAATTAAATATAGAAAAAAAATATAATTAATTTATATAATGGATTCTCGCACATTAGTTCATTTGTTTCATATTTTGTTTGTTGGTAGTTTATTTCTTTATGTAGGCATTAATAGAGATAAAATATACAAACCGTTATTCAATATACTATTATTTTTAGGGTTTGTGATAATTTTTTATCATTTATACAAAATATATGGATACCTAAATGATGGCAAATCAATATGGGTAAACCTCATTCACGTTTTTATTGTTGGTCCTTTATTAATATATATTGGATACACTGGAGAGAATACAACTAGAAAATTCTTTGAATTATTATTGATGTTAGGATTCGCCTCAATAGGATATCATCTTTATTATTTATTTCAATAAAATTCATACTCATTATTTTACATAAATAAATATTTGCTATTTCATCACCATTTTTTAATTCTTCTATACCTTCATTTTAACATTCTTTTTTAACCCATTGTTTTGTAAGAACAGCATTAACGCTCTCTAAACATCCAATCGTCCATCCTTGTGAACGTGACACACATTCCCCAACAACTAAAACGCCATTTTCTGGATGTTGAGCTTTGTCTATAAAATCTTCTCTCGAACTATATAACTCTTTATTTAATGGCAAAAACAGATGAGTTCCTATTTTCCAATAATAGTCTTTGATAGCAATAATATGAACAGAGTTTTCAGGCATACCTAATGACTTTTCCAAAAGCATTTCATATAAATCTCTATTTGATTTAGTATTTTGAAGATAATCTTTAAGAGCAATTGTATTATTATTGTCATTATAAGCAATCATGTAAACACCATTATCCGGGTCCATTGGTATAATTTTTTGTAAAGGTCCTGGGACAATTGTGAATCCTTTGACATATTCTTTCAAAACAGGAATAGAATTTTTAGTAAATTTAGCATATAAACGCAAGAAAGGTTGTCCTTCAATATCATTATAGATTGAATAAGATGGTAATAAATTTCGAATAGTGTCAATAGTTGAAGCAATAATTACTTTATTACACAAATATTGGAGACCATTTTCGGTATTAATTATAAATCTACATGATGTTTCTTGCATTTTATTAATAGAAACAACTTTATTTGAAAATTTGAAATGATTCGCTCCAATATAATGATAAAGTTTTAAAACAAGTGTTTTCCAAGGAACGTGAAATGCTTTCCAAGAAGAAGTGTTATCTTCCATCCCATAATAATACAATGTTTCAAATACATCTTCATTTTCATAATCAGTATATCCAGCATTTAATATAAAATTTTTATATTCTTTCTCTCCAAGAACTTTTGTCGCAAATTGTTTAAAAGTAAGTTGTTTATCTTTGAATCCTTTATATTCTTTTTTAAGACGATTCATTATATTATTAGTATCAACTCTTTGGATAAGTTTTGATATTTGAGGATTGATAGTATATTCTGGTGTATTTAAATTAAAATGATGAATCAATTTATGTAGTAATTTGTCTTTACTTTTTCGTCCTATTCCAGCACCAGTTACAATTTCAGTTCCATAAAACATATCATTGCTAGTTCTTCCACCAATCCAATTTTTTTTGTATTTTTCTAAAATCAAAAATGACGTATCTGGAGAGAATTGTTTGATTTGATATGCGGTGTATAATCCAGACATGCCACTTCCAATAATAATTATATCAACATATTTCATCTTATTATAGCTTGATATAATTATTTTCTATTTTTCTTTGTTATATTTTTTTTCTTTTTAAGACTGATAATTTCTTTTTTTTTACATGTGAATTTTCCACGTGTAAATCCCTTATTATTAATGATTGTTTTAGTGCATATACCTATAGCACGAGCTTCATTCTCTTTATCGACTTTTTTGATACATCTGCACAGTTTACTAACGAGTAATTTTTCTGCCTGCATTTTAAGTAATCTCTTAGATTTAGGTATTGCTTTATTGTAAAATTCTAAAATTTTTATATAATCATTATTAGTAAGTTCAGACATTGTTGTATATATATTTACAAATAAAATAATTATTTACAGTGAGTTTGATTATTTTTCTATATACCCGAAGTAAGAGTTTGATTATTTTCCATATACAAGAAGTTTGAGTAGTATTATATGTAGAAAAATTAGAATTAGACCAAATTGTAGGTATATTTTGATTTTGTGGTTGTGTATAAAAAATAGGTTGTGTATTTCTAAAACCGACAAGTGTTAGTTTAATATTGCTAATTTTGATAAGTTTTTTATATAATGTATTATTATCAATAATTCATTAAAATTCGTGAAATAATTCATTAATAAATATATAAATTATTATTTTTTAAAATACATATTTCTCATTATATATTAACAATGAAGATTGTAGTATTTGATTTAGATGAAACGCTTGGTTATTTTACAGAATATGGCATATTTTGGGATAGCTTAGAGGATTATTTAAAAATAAAAAAAAGAGCTGCATTAACGCAAACAGATTTTGATGATATATTAGATTTATTTCCCGAGTTTTTAAGGCCAAATATAATAAATATTTTAACATACTTAAAGAGCAAGAAAAAAAATAATTGTTGTAATAAAATGATGATTTACACAAATAACACAGGTCCTCAAGAATGGGCACGACATATCATAAGCTATTTTGAAAAAAAAATAAATTATAAATTAGTTGACCAAATAATAGCTGCATTCAAAATAAATGGTAAAAAAATTGAAATATGTAGAACAACACAAAATAAAACACATAAAGATTTAATAAGATGCACAAAAATACCTATTGATGCTGAAATCTGTTTTATGGATGATTGTTTTTATCCGGAAATGGCAAATGATAATATATATTATATTAATATAAAACCTTATTATTATGACTTATCATTTGAATATATGTTTAAAAAATTAATGGATTCTGAAATTGGTAAAAAAATAATAGGTGATGATGATGAGTTTGAAAAAATAATGATGGAGCATATAAATTTGTTCAAATATAATGTTCTTAAAAAGGATGATAAAGAATACGAAGTCGATAAGGTATTAGGTAAGCATATAATTTCTCATTTGCAATCCTTTTTCAATCGTTCAAGTAAAAACAGAACTATTAAAAATAGAGGTAATAAAAAAAATAAGACTCTTAAAAGAACTGTTTAATAAATGTTTTAAAATAATCTAAATATTGATTTAATGCTGTTGTAGTTAAAATAAACGCACCAGCACTAAATGCTATTTTTCTATCTAAATCAGTAAACTCATAATGAGTTCTTAATGGATTGAAACGCCACATTAAAAAAAGACAAATATAAATTCTAACATAATAATCTAAAGATTGGAGGTATTTTGGTGCACTTTCTGATAAACCTAAAGAAGATATGATAACCAAAAAATATGTAACATAAATAATAATATTAAATAAATTCTCTTGCCATTTATGTAATTGTCTTTTATTCATATATTAGTAAGAGATAAAATGAAAGCTAGTGCTTTTTTTTCAGTTAAGAATAAATTAATATCAATATGAAGAAATTTCACATGAAGAATCAGTTGCTGGTTTGACATTCATATAGTTATACAGTCGTTTGTAATTATAAATCTCTTTATTGCAAATAAATATTCGGGACTTCTTGCTTGACATTTCATAAATTGTTTTTTAATAATTATTTCATATGTGTTATCATTATTATTAGTATTTAGGAGAGCAAATATACCAGACATAATTATGTATAATAATTATTAAAAAAATAATATATAAATATATCAAATGGAGAGACAGCCAATAGAATGTGTTTCAGATATTCATAAACAAACAAATAATCGTATATATGATAGAAATATTCCGTCACAAATGTTACAACCATATTTAGATGTAAGACCTGTTATGACAAAATATTCCTATTTTCCTATTGTTGACCCAAGAAAACCAATAAATGTACCATTAACTCAAATGCCAACATATAATGTTCATCAAGTATTTAACCCAGGAAATAGTCAATCGCCGTGGTCAGGATTTGCATCAAATATCAATACTGAATCAGAGTTGAGAAATCAGATTTATGCTTTACAAAAATGTAGTCAAGCAAATTATGTTCCTAATTCCAATAGTGATTTATATACATATAAATTTCAAACTACATCAAACTCAAATCCACATGATTTATTATTTAGAACTGATTCATTTGAATCATTTAATCCAAATCCATCACCTGGATTATGTGGTTCTTCAATGTTTTATAATAATACTAGATGTCAAGTTAAAGATATTACAAAACAAACATGTTAAAAATAAAAATTATAGTTTTATTATATGTCTCAATCATTAGTTAATCAAATAACATTAGATTGTCTTCTAAATAAGGAAACAATGGGTAAACATATAATGAAACAAACAGAAAAACAAATAAATAAAGAAGAATTTATATTTTATAGAAAAAGGATTTTTAATTTATTTAAGGTAATGATAAATAATAATAATCCAGATGATTTATCTCCTGATGTTAAATATGCATATAATACATTTATAAAATCAGCTATAAACTATTTCAAAATTATTGATAATAATGATTTATTACAAGACGAATATAAGGACATAGACTTTCCGCCTGATATATCGAGTAATGATAATATGGATACAACATATAATTATGATGATGCAAATAAATTAATGATGCGTTCAGTTAAAATGGATTTGCCTACTTTAGATAAATATGTAAAACGAACGACAAATAAAAAGCATGATAACATTATTTTACCAAAATCGAGAGAAGTTGATATTACGAAACCAGAATTTAAGAATAAAGGAATAAAAGACACCGATGAAAAAAAGAATATCACTATTATCTATGAAGACAATCAAAAAGATAAGAAATAAAAAAACTCAAAAAAAATATAGAAAGAGAAATTATACATATAAAAATCGTAACAAACATGGGTCTGGAAAAAAATCAATTAAAAAGATTAATTGTAGTCCTAAATCCAAAGATGAATTGAATGATTTTAGTTGCTATACAAATGATTCACTTATTCATTTAAGAGACCGTTGGAATGCTCGGCATCCTGATGTAAAAATAATATCAAATTCGCCAAAAGATATTCATAAACAATTAAGCGATTATTTAAGGGATATATGTAATAATGAGGCTTGTTGGTTAAGACAGAATAGAGCATTTGGAAAATTAGAAAGTGAATTAGCTGAATCATTTGCACCGGAATCCCCGCCTGAATGGAAAAAAAATCCAAATGAATGGTTATCAAGTACAGATATAATGAAAGTAATGAAACAATATGAGAAAGCATACAAAGATTTTGATTTTATAGGACCTTCACCAATCGATTTTGATATAAGAAAGTTATATGGTGAATGCGTTTGGGAAGAATTATGTAATTTTAATTTAGAAAAATTTATAAAAGAAGGTAAAACAAAAATTGGAATCATTTTCAATACAGACCCACATAATGAACCAGGTCAACATTGGATATCTATGTTTATTGATATTAAAAAGAAGAAGATTTTTTTCTTTGATAGCACAGGAGACCCTGCAACTCCAGAAATAAAGAAATTAATTGATAGAATTAAAGAACAAGGTGTTAATTTGAGCCCAAAAATTATTTTTAAAGTTGATAGTAATGAAGGTATTGAACATCAATATGGAAATACTGAATGTGGTATTTATTCCATTTATTTCATAATTCATATGCTTGAAGATAAGATGACCGAACATTACATAAAAACTCATATACTTAAAGACGAATATATGGAAAAATTTAGACATATTTATTTCAATGATTCGTTATAAAAACATATAAAAATACAATTGTATTATTATATATTTAAATGTCAATAAATATTTTCACCAAAAAAGAGAATGCTCAAATGTTATGGGATGTTATAAGCGATGAAGATATTTTCAAATTTATCTCTCCTGATATTCAAAACAAAGTTTACAATTTATTTATAAATAATATACAAGGGTTTTATGAACTCGAGAGAACAAAAATTAATTCATTGGTTGATATTAATAAAAAATATATACTTCTTATTCTTAATCATATTAGAAAAACATATCCTTATCAACCAAGTAAGATAGTAATTCATAATGAAACACCAATAAAAGAATCAATAACATTTGAAGAAATACAAAATGATAAAAAATCTAAAATCGATAGAGATTTTACTAGAAGACAAGAAGAATTTGAAGATTCAATGACTTTAAAATCTCCTTCAGTTCCAGAATTTGCTGATAAGAAAACTGATATACCAATAAAAGAAATGGAGAAAATTCTTAAAGAAATGCAGACACAACGTAACTATGAGGTTGAACAAATAAATAGGTCTTATAATACATCAAACCAAGTTGATAATTGGCTTAAGCCGCAAGAAACTTCTCTCAAAACCGAAAAATTTGAAGCTAAATTGGATATACCTCAAAATAATAATAGATTTAAATATTTAAATGAAATCGACCAAAGCTTAAGTCCTAAAAAGAATGTAACATTTAACAGTAATGACCAAGTGAATACATTTATTTCTGAACATGAGGCAGAAGATGACGAAGATATAAATATATTTGCAAAGCTTAAAAAAGTAAATAAAAAAGAAGGCAATATTAGATTGGAAATTAATGAAACTAACATAAAAGATACAAATTTAAATGAAGATAGAATTTCTAAGTTAGAGAGAAATGTCTTAAATTTAACTCAAAAAATGGATAAAATACTTGTTTTATTGAGTCAAACAAATTAATATCTTTTTAATTTTCCCATTTTTACAAGTTCTAAAATCTTCACTGGTTTAAATAACTTATTAAATTTTTTAAGTGACTAATTGTCTGAATATTCTTTGACCTTTTTTATCAGTCTCATATGTTCCAACTTGAACAGGAGCTATACTTGAGTCTTTCAACGCAGCTTCATATGATTTTAAATCATAAATATTTAATACGTTATCACTGACTCTACGATAAACATATTTGACACCAAAAATAGTAACTGGTTTACCAACCCACTCAATAGCAACTCTATTAGCTTGAACAGTCGCATCATTTTGCTGTTCTGCAAAATCAGGAACATAAGCATATTTATCAGTTGATGGGTCTCCAAAATTAACGCATTTTCCATTAGAATAAATATAACAATCAAATGATGATTCTTTAATTGCTTCAGTTAATTGATTAGTTAAATTAGCTTTTATTTCAGATATTTCGAATAAATATTGGTCACTAGTTTGAGGTGTTTTAGGAGTAGCCTTACTTAAATCTTTTCTCTTTAATTCAATAGCCTCATCAGACTTCAACTGAGTCTCTGTAAAAACCATTAAATAGACAAAAACTTCAACTGTTTGTAATGCAAGTGGTAAATCTTTATGACTACAAATACGTCTAGCGCGACCAATAACTTGTTCAGAACGAACTGGATGCCAATAAGGGTCCATTAAGTGCACATAACGAGTATTACGTAAATTGATACCTTCAGAACCAGATGATGTAATCATGAAGACTTTAATAACTTCACCCATATTATTATTTCTATATTTAGATTTAAGAACTGAACCAATGCTATCAGGTATATCATCCCATTCACCGTTATAAATTTTACGCATCATTTCTTTTTCTTCAACTGTTTCAGTTCCAGTATATAATGCATAAGTAGGTTTACCTTCATCAACTTCAGGAATATCAATTTGCCATAATCCTATCGAATTCTTTCTAATTTTAAATCGAGTAAACCCATTTTTATTTAAAACAAGAGTAAAAAGTCCAATGCCTTCAGCAGTTCTAAATTGACTATAAACTAAATGTAAACCTTGATATTCCGGGTCTTGAATATTTTCAAGAATATGTAAAAATTTCGGACTATATGTTTGAAGTGCTTCAGGTGTGAAAAAATCATTAGAATTGTCAGCCATGTCTTTTAACTTATTTTGTAGACGCTCCATATAAGTAGTTCCACCGATATCATTTAATACTTCATCCCCTTCAATTTCAGCTTCTCTTTCATCTTCAACATCTTGTTTGGCTTCAATTTTTTTGCCTTGTTTTAATGCAGCAATCATATTTGAATCTTCCTCCTCCTCTTCTTCCTTAGCCTCTTCAGTTTTCTTTTTTCTTATAGGAATTGGTCTATCTGGAATAATAAAATTACAAAATAGACGAGAGAAAATACGATATGTTGATGCTTTATCCTCATAATCTTCTCCCATGGTTTGTTTTGTTTTTTTTTTTTTAATTTTACGTTCCTCTACACGAGCTACTTCATATGCTTTAAATTGCACATCACTCATTGGAACTCTGATTATATGATAATCTACACCAAGTTGTTTATTGAATCTTGGTAACAAACTTTCTTGAGCACTTCTGAAGTAAGAAGATAATCCTAAGATTCTACGTTTAAGAGCATCAGAGTTTTTAAGTTTTCGTTCAGTTTCATCAATATATCTGGCAACAAATTCATCAAACGTATCAGGTAATGCTTTTCTATATCTAATTTGAATACCATCAGGAATAACATCAATATCATTTCTTCTAAGAATAGCTATAATTTTTCTCTCAAAATCTTCATCAGAAATGATTTCAGTATCAAATTCAGTTTGACCTGCTTCATTTTTTTTATTATTTGAGACTCCTTGATAACCAGTGTCTTTTTTGATTTTATTTTTAAATCCAAAAGGATTTCTAGTTATAGTTAAAATCTTACTGGATGGTGAATAATCTAAATAATCCAATGTCTTCTCTCCAAGTAATATTTCTTGAAGCGATTGTCTGTCAATTTTTTTTCTAGTAGTGACAACCAAAGGTATTTTCCATGTCTTGATATATCCTCTTAAAATATTGAAAAGTATTCCAAATTCATTAGGATAGTTAATTACGGGTGTTCCAGAGAGCAATATAATTCTTGCATTTTTGGCACTTAAAAGCATTTCATATAACTTAGGTGCTAAATTAAGAGGTAGACGTTCCTTTTCTCCACGTTTTGTTTCAGCAATTGGTTTTTCTTTCTTCAATTTGTTAACAATTCTGCTAATAAAATTGTGAGCCTCGTCAATAACGACAACAGTGTTGTCAAAAAAATTTTTGGTATATCCAGAAGTCATTTCTTCTAATCTTTTCTCACGTAAACCATTATAATTAATAAATTTATATTTTTGTTTTATCATTTCATTTAATTGTTCTTCTAAAACTTGTTTACTAGTATCACTTAACTCATCATAATTAGATTTTTTTTTGATATTTACAAAAAATGCTCCACCGTGTCTACGTATATATTCTTGAGGTAAATTTAAAATAGCTGACATACTTTTAAGAGATTCTGGATATTGGTCAATAGATATCCATTCCCAAAATTGATTTTTCTTATATAATAAATCACCACATTTCTTTAATTCACCAACATAGTTTGCACGTAAAGATGCAGGTGTCATAATAATAATACTTTTAGAATCTTTCATACCTTCTGCTATTGCAATAGATGTACAAGTTTTACCTGAACCTAAACCATGATATAAAAGTAATCCACGATAAGGTGTATAAAGATTCATATAATCTCTAACAACCTTTTGATGAGTTAATAGAGAGAAATCAGATGATGTTTTACCAATAGTATCACAAGAAATATTATCTCTATTTTCTTCCAATTCCCTTTTATATGGTTGAAATAATGAATTTATAAAATTTACAAAAGTTTCTCTATTATTCATTATATAACTTGCAACTTTTATATTTACAGGTGGCAATCTTCTTGGTAATCGTGTTGTTAAATCTGTATCTCCCAATTCAACAATGACTTCTGGTCCCAATATAGCAACACCTTTTTCAACTTTTTCTGTCTTTCTTTTCTTCTCTTTTGGAGGTATAATTGGTATAACTTCTTTCTCTTTTTTCTTCAAAACAAATTCCTCTGGAGACTCTTCTTTTTCTTCTTCTTTAAATGCAACTTTCTTTTTAAAGACAAACTCTTCTTCATCTTCCTCTTCACCTTCAATAATAAGTGGTGTTTTAACTCCTATTTTTATAGCCTTTTTCGCTAGAGGAGTAGGTGCAGGCTCAATTATTTTTTGTTCAATCTCAACTAAAGGTTTAATCGTAACTTTAGTTTTTTTGCTTTCTGCTAATTTATCTAATAATGCTTTTCTATCATAACCTACATCAGTTTTATCAATAATTATAGGGCGACCACTAGATTCTTCTTCTTCTGATTCCTCAACATCAACACTTACAGGTAATATACCTTCTCTTTCCTGTATTTCAGAAATTTGTTCGCTTAAATCAATAATACCTTCTTCAATTTGTTTACCAATAGTCTTATCTTTTTTTTTATCAGTTTGAACTCTGGGTTTTCTATGTCTTTTTTCTCCTTTTATAACAACAGCGACTCGTTCTCTTTCTTGAACATCGGGTTTAACCATTAATTGTTGCTTTATTTTTTCTAAATGATTCATTGATTATATAATTTAAATATATAAATTTTTATAATTTTACATATGAAATAATAAAAATATGTTTTGTATTTATATGGAGGTATTTTACAATGGAAAATTAATGAAAGATGGTGAGTTTTTTAAAATATCCGAAACACAAAAAGAACCAAAAATAAAAATATATGTTAATGCAAATCATTTATATACATTAATACTCTTTGACCCCGATGCTGTAGGTGGAACTCATATTCATTGGTCGATAATAAATATTACTAATAATGATATTAAAACTGGTAATATTATAATTCCTTATAAAGGTCCTGCTCCACCTCCAAAATCTGGAAAACATCATTATATTTTTGGTTTATATAAACAGGATAGAGAGATTTTTTCTGAACCGCTTAATGAAAGACAAATCGAAATAGATAACTTAAAAAATAAGTTAAATTTATATGAAAACCCAATATTCGAAACTAAATTTATAAGTCAAAATGAAAGCGGTGGTAGAAAAAGGAGAAAAACAAGGAGAAGAAGGAATAAAAAAATTAATATAACTAGACATCGTTAAATATCTTTATCATCACAAATCAATTGTAAATCAATCGTCTTAATAGCTTCATTACATGCAACTTGCTCGGCCTTTCTCTTAATTTTATGTTGACCTTCACCCATATAAATAAGAATCTTTGTATTTGATTCTACGTAATCATGAATAGCTTTAAAGGTCTTAAAGAATGAAATATCAACAGAGTGAGCATGAGTTAAATGATAAATAGGTTGACCAAGACATAGATAGACACCCATTTTGTAGCCAAGTTCAGAATCATGTTCAATTTCCAAATAATGCGGTGTAACCTTGAACTCTTTCTGAATTTTAACTTGTAAAATATTTTTATAGTTGTCGTCATTTTGAATAAGCGCAACCCAGTCGATATGAGTTTCAAAAATTCGATTGATAAATTTCTTAGCAATTTTAAAGCCAGGGCTTTCGTCATCTGACGTATCTTCTGCTAGTGGATTATGTGTTTCAAAATCTAAGAATAATGCACCAATAAATGACTCGAATAAGCAGCCAAGTTTCTTCAAGTTTGTTCGGATTTTCTTTTCTTCAGCATGCTTTGAAATAATTAACCATTTATGAAGTCCCATTTCGAGGGCAATTCTACCGATTGCTTCATTCTTTACAATTGCGATTTTTTTCTCAGTCATAAACCCTTCATTCTCTTTAGGAAATCGTTTATAAAGATAAAGTTTAGTAATACACTCCAAAATACCGTCGCCTAAGAACTCCAATCGTTCATTTGATTTAGAACTAAGTGGAAGACAGTCGTGCGGTCGTTGAACAATAGTTATATTTTGCTCAACGTTTTCATATTGAGGTCTTTTCGTATAAGAACGATGAACAAATGCTCGCCGGTATAATTCTAAATTACGAACATCTGGAGGTAAACCATATTTGGAAAGAATAGATTGAACTTCGCTCAATGTAATCTTAACATTTAGAGGATTATAAGGATTAAATACTAATCCGTCCTCAGTTTTAATTAAATCGTCATCGTGTGCTTGTTTGATTTCTGACATTTATATAGTACATTGGTTTAGCTTTATATTTATTTCATAATATATAAAAAATTGAATAATTTATATATTATTTAAAGTGATATAAATATTTGTGGTATATTCATATTATGGAAGAGTGGCTGGTTATCAATGATTTTCCAAATTATAGTGTTAGTAATTTCGGTAATGTTAAGAATAATACAACAAATAAAATTATGAAATTAACTATCAAATGTGGATATTATAATATATCATTAACTAATGATATATGTAAAAAAACATGTAAAGTTCATAGGTTAGTCGGTTTATCTTTTATTGAAAACCCGGATAATAAACGAACTGTTAATCATAAAGATAAAAATAAGTGTAATAATAAATTAGAAAATTTAGAATGGATGACGCACGAAGAACAAAGTCAACATCGGTCAATTGGATTAAATTATAAATCAAATAAAAATAAACCGATTTATAGATTAAGTAAAGATGACGAAATATTAGAACATTATAATTCAATTGAAGATGCGGGAAAATGGGCTTTTGAAAATAAATTAGCAAAATCTGCACATTCTGGTAGAAACGCTATAGGAAATTGTTTGAATAGATTATCAATTAAAGCATATAAATTTAAATGGAATTTTCTAGATAATAGTTTAGAACATGAAGAATGGAGAGAAATTAATTATAAAAAGATATTTGGTGAAGAAATGTTAATTGACAAAAATTACTATGTGTCTAATTTAGGAAGATTTAAAAATAGTTACGGAACTATTATGGAAAATTACAAACCAAATGAAAATGGATATATAAGAGTATATATTAGTAATAAAACATTTCTTTTACACCGATTAGTTGCTTTAACATTTTTAGAAAATCCAGAAAATAAAGAAACTGTTAATCATATGGATGGCAATAAATTAAATAATACTATTGATAATTTAGAATTTGCAACTAATCAAGAACAAGAAATCCATAAACATACTATTGGTTTAGGAAATAACTTTACAAGAAAAGTAAAACAATATAATTTAAATTGGAATTTCATTAAAGAATACGATTCTATTGTTTTAGCAGCAAAAGAAATGAATGTATCAAAAGGAACTATTCGCGGAGTTTTAATAAAATATAGAAAAACAGCAGCCGGTTATATATGGAGATATAGTGATGATATCGATATTGATTTTACGGAAAAAATAACAATCAATGAAAACAGAGGTAGAAAGATATGCCAATATGATTTAAATATGAATTTAATTAATAAACATAATTGTATTGCGGATGCTGGAAGAAATATAGGAGTTCATAAAAATAATATTTGGGCTGTTATTAACAATACAAAAAAAACAGCCGGAGGTTTTATTTGGAAATATTTAGATTAAATTTTAGCATTCTAATAAAAATAAAATATTATTGTAATTTATAACTATGGTGTATATGTCCGGATCACGCATGAGCAGAAATGCCGCATCAATTGTAAACAGACCAACATGTGGAGGCAATAAGAAGGCCGGCCTCGCTCCCCGCGTCGGTTGGTATTTATCGAGTAATGTTAATTTAGTTGGAGCTCCTCAAACAATTCCTCGTTTCTGTATTCCTAACAGAACAATCCAAACCCAAAAATACGGATACCGTGCTACAATTGGTGGAAACATGGGTTAAGCAAATTAATTATACTGTTTCTACTTTTTTGGATTTATTTTTTTAATAATTAATTATTAAAAAAATGATTTAATAACAATTTATCAAATAATTTAATAAGTTATGATTATCAAGATTGATACTAGGGAAACTGCTCTTTTACAGCTTATTAACAATCAAGTCTCCGTCATACCTGTTTTCAAATCTATTAAGGTTCTATCAGAAACCTTACCAATCGGTGATATTATTATTAATGATGAAAGTGAAGATAAAATAATTATTGAGAGAAAATCAGTAAATGATTTATTGTCAAGTATTAAGGATGGACGTTATGAAGAACAATCATATAGATTAAATGGTAACAATCATCATAACCATAATATTGTTTATTTAATTGAAGGCGATGTTAACAAAGTAAATCGTTTTAAACCTGATAATCAGATGGAAAAACTAACTTTATATTCGGCAATGTTCTCATTAAATTATTATAAAGGGTTTTCTGTATTTAGAAGTTTCTCTCTAGATGAGACTGCAAATATTATTTGTAATATGGCTTATAAGATGGGAAAAGATTTAAATAAGAAACCTTATTATTTAAATAAATCGCAAGTAGAAGTTCCAATTAATGAATCAGGTGATATTGCACAAGTTACTACATCAGATGAATCTGAATTAACAGAAAAAGATTATGTTGGTGTTGTTAAAAAGGTTAAGAAAGATAATATTACTCCAGATAATATTGGAGAGATTATGTTATGTCAAATACCAGGTATTAGTTCAGTTACTGCATTAGCAATAATGGAAAAATACCAAAATATTCCTAATCTTATTAAAGAATTAGAATTAAATAATAATTCAATGAAGGATTTGTCATATACAAATGTAAAAGGTCAAGTAAGAAAAATTAATAAAACATCTATAGCTAATATTGTAAAGTTTTTATTGAAAAAATAAAAATATATAATATATGAAAGAATTTTACAATCTGTTTTTGTTTATTGCAATATGCTTCTTTATTTTTATTTTATTTAGAAGTTTTCATTATAATCCAATGATAATTGAAGGTATGACTGATGCTTCTGGTAATGCTGTTACTGTAAATGCTCCAGAAAATGGCATAGCAGGTAATGCTGCATCTTATGCAGCTGCAATAAAAGCTGCTACAATTAAATCACAAGATACTTTTTTAATTAGCAAATATCGTGCGGATTATGAATCTGCAATTTTAAATTTAGATGATTTAATTAATAATTTAATGTTGAAAACGGCATTAACAATTAATCATGAAAATCCTGGTGAATCTGTTGTTAAATTAGGACAAATGCAACAAGCAAAACTAGCATTAAATTCTGTTATGAAATTTGTCGATAGTCAATAAATTCACCTTTTTTGTAATTATATGAGCTGAAATATTTATATTACTCATTTGTAATATAAATATGTTAAATTGTTGGCTCAACCTTTTGAAAAGGTTGATTAAGCTATAGCAATGCTAACTTCATCTTCTTTATAATAACCTTTATCGACTAAACTCTGAGTATATTCAGATCCACCCCAATTTGGGTCCATAGCATTTGGACTTACTTGTGATTGTTCTTGAGAAACATCCATCATGTCAAGGGGTGTAGTAGTGCCAACATAATATGATGTTTCATCGTAAGCAGGATAAGAGCCTTTATTATAAGGTGGGTCATTTCTTGTAGCATCAACTAAAAGAGTTGGATTAGGATATGCTAAAGCATTTGGGTCGCCTAATGAGCTTTCCATAGTAGGTGAAACTTGAGATGCTATACCCATAGGAGCAGCAGCAGAAGGTGGTAAGCCGGCTTGTGGTTCACTCACACTAGGTCTAACTTTATAAACTGCATTACCTTGTGCATCATAAGTGGATTGTAAATAAAGAACAGGACATCTTATTCCTTGGCTTCTTTGCCAATCTAAAAATTCAGTATATTCTTCTAAATTATCAAATTCAATTGGATTAACACCAGGAACTTGTGCTAATTTTGAATTATATAAATAAAATCTAGAATCCTTTTGAATAAGTAAATTAGGACATCTTGGTTTGGCATTTTGATTAGTATATCCTTCGGCATATTTAGGGTCAGCACATCTTGCGTAAAAATATAATCCAATCAAAAATACTAAAATTGTTAATAGCATAGTAAGTGTCATTATATATTTATTAGGATATTATTTTCTACGTATTTTATATAATGGTTTATCTAGAAATTAATAAAAAAAATTATCATAATTTAATTGATAAATTAAATAAATATTTATCCAATAAAGATGCCGAAATATTTATTTTCTTTTATATGGAAGGATGTGGTCCATGTAATGAAACTCGTCCTGAATGGTCTAAACTTAAAAATGTTCTCTCCAAAGATTTTTTAAATAATGAAAATATTGTAATTGTTTCTATTGATAAAGACTTATATGGTAAGCTAAAACATGCAAATAAAGAACCAATGAGTTTTCCTACAATAAGATTTATGACAAATTCTGGAGAGAAAATGGAAACTTATGAGGATTCTGAAGTTTCAAGTAAAGACAGAAAAATAGACTCATTTATCGAATGGATAAAACTTAAAACAGGCGAAAAGGATATTACTAAATCAGAAAAAACCAGTAGTATGACTAAAAATAGTCATACAAGAAAATCAAGTCATTCTAAAAAACCTAAACTTAGTGGAAGGACAAAACTTGGCGGTAAAACTAGAAAACAATTAGGTGGTAAATGGACTACAAAATATAAACGCAGTATTAATTGTAATAGACCTAAAGGTTTCTCTCAAAGACAATATTGTAAATATGGTCGCAAAAAATAAATAATTCTATAATATATGAATCAATATATTGTAGAACTAGTATGAGGGTTATTAGCAGGCTCCTTATTAGGAGCAACTGGAATTTTTCCTGTGGGTGTTATTTTATTAATTTTTGATTACTTAGGAATAGGAAATTATAAAAGTAATTTAGGGGGCTATTGCATTTATAAACTTATTTCCTATTACTATTGGTTCTTTTTGGAATTTTTATAAAACAAATAATATAAATTTTTCAATGGGTATAATTTTATTATTATCAGTTATAACAGGTTCTTATTTTGGTTCATTGTTAGTTACTGACAAACGTTATGAATTATCTAAAAAAACAATTAATTACATAACATCAGCTATTGGTTTTACTATTGGTATAGCATTTTTAATTGCTGCTCGGAGAGATTAATTTAGCAGTTTTTGAAATTTTCCTTTGAATATCCAATTACAGCACACGCTATTCGTTTACCAGCATTTCCTGTTTTTAAACTTTCTGCATTTCCTCCTTGACCACAATCATCTTCATCTTCATGAATAATTAATCCTCTTCCAATAATATTACACTTACTTCCTCTAAGTTTTATTACATTATCATAAAATGAATACTTCGCTTCTCCTTTAGAATTTGTGGCTATATTCCCTAAATCTCCAACATGTCTTTCTGACATACCAGGACAACCATGAGTTTTACCATAAGGATTAAAATGTGCACACATACTAGTGCATTTATCTGTTAAATCTCCAGCTTCATGAACATGAAAACCATGAGCACTATTAGGTTTTAACCCTGTCAAATTTAAATCAATTATAACAACATTATCATTTAAATTTTCTCTTAATTTCACTGTTCCCTTAATAGTATCATTAAATACTGCTATAGCATAAATAGGCATATTATTCATTATATTATATAAATAATATATAAAAATTAGTATAAATAATAACACAACCAAATAAATATAAAGTTTTTCCATATATTATATTTAAATAAAATTGATTTAATTTAAACAAAATAAACATAAACTAATAATAAAGAATAAAATGGAACATATCTTCAGAGTTTTCGATTATAATGTTTATAATGCATATGATTCATCAAGAGATGATGATGAAAACAATACATATAGAGACACAAATTCTTTTATGATTCAAATGTTTGGTGTTGATGAAATAGGTAAAACTTATTCAGTTACAGTTGAAGGGTTTAACCCATTCTTCTATCTAATGGTAAGCGATAAATGGTCTATTGAAATGAAAGAACAGTTCATAATCCATTTAAAAGAAAAGATGGGTAAATATTATTCATCTTCTATTATAGATTCTAAACTAGTTAAGAGAAGAAAATTATATGGTTTTGATAATAAAAAAGAGCATAAATTTATATTTATTGAATTTGCAAATTTAAATGCATTTAATAAGGCAAAAAATCTATGGTATACTGATTACCAATCAGGTCATCATCTTTTAAAAACAGGATATCAATATCATAATACAAATATTATGTTATATGAAGCTAATATTCCACCGCTTTTACGTTTCTTTCATATAAAAGATATGAGTCCATCTGGTTGGATAGCTATACCAAAGAAAAAAGCAATAGAAAAGAAAAATGAGTTAAAAACAGTAAATTGTGATTGCGAATTCATAACAAATGTTAAAAATATAATACCATTAAATGATAAAGAAACTAGAGTTCCATATAAAATAATGAGTTTTGATATTGAAGCTAGTAGTAGTCATGGTGATTTTCCTGTTCCAATTAAAACCTATAAGAAATTAGCTACAAATATTATTGAATATTTTGAAGATATTGGTATTGACCAATTTAATAAAAATACAATTAAACCATGTTTAACAAATATTATTCTTACATCATTTGGTTATGAAAATACTACAGGAATCGATTTAGTTTATCCTAAGCGTGTTCCTCAAACAAAAGAAAAAGTTATTGAATTATGCAATGAATGGCTAGAATGTAAGGTAAGAACATTAAAAAAGTCAATTGAATTTAGTGAGGCAAATTCTCTAGAATCAATGTTTGAAAAAATGTCAAAAGAAATTGACCAAGAAAACGAAAATGAACAAGCAGATGGTAACGGAGAGGCGCTAGAAACAGATGGAAATAAAACTTATAACAAATATGTAAAAGAATATACTGATAAACAAGCAACAATAGTTGATATATTATTAGATAAGAAATATGAACGTGATGGAAAGCTAACTGAATTAAATTTAACCTTAATCTCAATATTTCCGAAATTAGAAGGTGATAAAGTTACTTTTATTGGTTCAACATTTATGAATTATGGTAATAAAGACCCATATTTTAACCATTGCATTGTTTTAAACACATGTTCTGAAATTCCAATGGAAAATAGTGTTGTAGAAACATATGAAACCGAAAAAGATGTTTTATTAGCTTGGCAACAATTAGTACAAAGAGAAAACCCAGACATCATTATTGGTTATAATATATTTGGTTTTGATTATGAGTTTATGTTTCGCCGTTCAGAAGAAAATAATTGTGTGGAAGATTTCTTAAAACTTGGAAGAAATAAAGATGAAATATGCGGCAATAAAGATAAAGATTCTGGAAAATGGAAGATTGAAGAAAGTAGTATTCAAATTGCAAGCGGACAACATGACTTAAGATTTATTAAGATGAATGGTAGACTTCAAGTCGATTTGTATAACTTTTATAGAAGAGGTGAAAACTTAACAAGTTATAAATTAGATTATGTAGCTGGTTATTTTATTGGAGATATGGTAAAAAAAATTGAACATAATGATAGTAAAACTGTTATCAATACAAGTAACTTAACAGGATTATTAGTTGGTAGTTTTGTTCATATAGAAGAAATTGGGCATTCAGTTGACTATTATGAAGATGGTGCAAAGTTTATAGTAACTGAAATTGATAAAGAAAACTGTAAGTTTACAATTGATAGTATTATTAATCCAGATTTTAATAAAAAAGTCAGATGGTGTTTAGCTAAGGATGATGTTACACCTAAAGATATTTTTAGAATGACAAATGGTTCGGCTGATGACAGAGCAGTAATTGCTAAATATTGTATTCAAGATTGTAATCTAGTCCATTATTTGTTTAACAAATCAGATATTCTTACTGGATTTATTGAAATGGCAAAAATTAGTAGTGTTCCTATTAATTTCTTAGTAATGCGTGGTCAGGGTATTAAGTTACAAAGTTTGATTGCTAACGAATGTCGAAAAATTCGCACATTAATTCCTGTCATTGAAAAGGGTGATTTAGATGAAGGGTATGAAGGTGCTATTGTACTACCACCTAAATGCGATTTATATCTTGATAATCCAGTTGCTTGTAATGATTATGCATCGTTGTATCCTAGTTCAATGATTAGTGAAAATTTATCACATGATAGTAAGGTTTGGACTAAGGAATTTGATTTAGCAGGAAATCTTATTGAAGAATGGGGGGTCAAGAATCCTGATGGAAATTATATTTATGATAATCTTCCTGATTATGAATATGTAGATGTTCAATATGATACTTTCAGATATTATAGAAAGCATCCAAAAGCAGCTGCTGAAAAAATTAAATGTGGATTCAAAATTTGTAGATTTGCTCAATTTGCAGATGGTGAATCAGCTATTATGCCGGCTATTCTCAAGAAGCTTTTGAAAGCAAGAAAAGATACAAGAAAAATGATTCCAACTCAAACAGACGAATTTATGAAGCAAGTCCTAGAACAAAGACAGCTTGGTTATAAGGTCACTGCAAATTCATTATATGGTGGTTGTGGTGCAAAAACTAGTTCGTTTTATGAAAAAGATATTGCAGCATGTACCACTGCTATGGGTCGTAAATTGTTGACTTATGGAAAGCGAATTATTGAAGAATGTTATAGCAATAAAATTTGTGAAACGACACGTCATGGTCTTGTTTTAACAAATGCAGAATATATATATGGGGATAGTGTTGGACATGAAACACCTGTTTATGTAAAAGTTCATGATAAAATTCATATTTTAACTATCGAAGAATTAGCAAATAAATATGGAAATAATAATTGGATATTATCAACGGAAGAAGGAAAACAATGTAAGGAATATTGTGAATTAAATGATGTTGACACTTGGACTGAAAAAGGTTGGACGAAATTATTCAGAGTAATTAGACATAAATTATCATCTCATAAAAAAATGTTTAGAATTCTAACTCACACTGGATTAGTTGATGTCACAGATGATCATTCATTATTAAAACCAGATGCTACTGAAATAACCCCTAATGAGATTGATATTGGCACCGAACTACTTCATAATAAATTGCCTATTAATAATGAAATGTTGTCTAGCATTTCAGTTGAAGAAGCTCAAATAATGGGTTTCTTCTTTGGAGATGGTAGTTGTGGTTCATATGTCTGTAATAGTGGAAAAAAATCTTCATGGGCTTTAAATAATGCTTCTCCTGAACTTATTGATAAGTATATAAATTTATGTAAAAAGGCATATCCTGAATATAATTGGGTATTTATGCCAACACTAAAAAGTTCAGGAGTATTTAAAATATCACCACGAAATAACAATTATGGAAAAATTGTAGAACTTGTAAAATATTATAGAGATTTATTATATTACAATAAAAATAAAATTATCCCTAATGAAATTATAAATGGTTCAAATGAAATTAAGCAAGCATTCTTTAATGGATTATATGATGCTGATGGAGATAAAGATGTTAATGGTTATACCAGAATTGACCAGAAAAGTCAAATAAGTGCTGCGAATATTTGTTTATTGGCACAGAGCTTAGGATATTCCACATCGTTAAATATCAGAAAAGATAAACAAGATATTTATAGAATAACAATGACAAAAAAGACACAAAGAAAAAATCCAATTGCTATTAAAAAAATTATAGAAATTGAATATAATGGTTATGTTTATGATTTAACAACAGAAAATCATCATTTCGCTGCTGGAGTTGGAAACTTAATCGTTCATAATACGGATTCTGTATTCTATACATTTAATTTACAAACACCAGATGGTAAGCCAATAAGAGGCAAAGATGCTCTAGAAATTACAATTGAATTAGCAAAAGAAGCAGGTGAATTAGCAGCTAGTTTTTTAAAAGCACCACATGATTTTGAATATGAAAAAACATTTATGCCATTTTGTTTATTATCTAAGAAAAGATATGTTGGTATGAAATATGAATCAGACCCAGAAAAATGTAAAAGAAATGAAATGGGTATTGTATTAAAGCGTAGAGATAATGCTCCAATTGTTAAAGATATTTATGGAGGTATTATTGATATTTTAATGAAGAAACAAAGTATTCCAGATGCTGTTTCATTTCTTAAAAATTCTTTACAAAATGTTGTTGATGAAAAATATCCAATTGACAAATTAATTATTACAAAATCACTGCGTTCTGGTTATAAAAATCCCAAATCAATTGCTCATAAAGTATTATCTGATAGAATAACTGCAAGAGACCCTGGAAGTAAACCTAGTTCAGGGGATAGAATTCCATTTGCATATATCATTGTTCCCGGTAAAAAGGTTCTACAGGGAGATAAAATTGAGACACCATCATTCATTGAAGAAAATAAATTAAAAATAGATTATTCATTTTATATTACAAATCAAATAATGAAACCAATCCAGCAATTATTTGCATTAGTTCTAGAAAAAATATGGATTTTACAAAATAAAAGACCTAAATTATTGAAATATAAAAAGGATGTTCGGGTTCTCAAAGATAAATATTTGAATGATGAAGATAAATTCGAAGAAAAATTAGAAGAGTTTCGTTGTAAAGAAATTAAAGCATTATTGTTTGATGAATATTTAAGAGAAACAAATAATGAAAAAGCTGGTAACCAAAGTCTATCAAAATTCTTTGTTAAATCGAAGCTACCTTTGGTTTAAAAGTAAGTATTTGAATTTAATTTAATTTAAACCTACACCCTTAAAGTGTATTTGTTATAAATTTCACCAGGTTCATCTGACAACATTTGAAATGTCCAAAGGTGTAAAATAAAAAATTATTGAAAACAAATTTTTATGTTATTTTAAAATAAACTCTTAGATGCAGTTGGCTTGCTAGAGATTGCCATCATTTTTTTAATCATATCTCTAATTTCTGAAACACTCTCTTCAAGACCATAAACTCTCTCTGAAAGATTAGCTACATCATCTTCACCATCATCACCACCATCATCACCATCATCATCATCATCATCATCATCATCATCATCATCATATGCCAATGATATCTCATGTGCCATATGAATAGGCATAGGCATATGAAGAGGGATTAATGCATCTAAGTTATGATAATTACTATATAATACATCAAAATCTGCAAACCCTTCTTGGTCCAATTTATACATAATTGCATTAGTAGTTCTCTTATGCTTTTCAGCAATTTGGTCAATACTCCAACCTAACAACTCAAATTCTCTCTGAAGTGAAAGAATCTCATTAATAGACCACTTAAAACCATATCTAGACTTCTGATTCATATTATCTATATACTATATTGTATTATAGGTTTTATCTTTAAATTGTTTAGTAAAATATTATTTCTATTTACGTTTCATTGGTAGACTTATTTGTACCCATAATCCATATTACAGAATATATCCAAGCACCAATAAGTATCCACATATGATTAATAATATTTGCTGCATTATAAACAATCCATCTTAATCCTTGACAATGTGGCGTTGATATCATAAATGGTGACATAATAAATCCAATTATAGAATTTGGAACACAAAATTTAATATATAAATGTGCAGAAAAATAGTGTAGACATATCCACAACATATAAATGCCAGAAATTTTAAATAAAAACACAGATGTTTTTAAAATATATGAAACAAATTTATTAGAATAATTATAAAAATTATCAAAAATTTTTGACTTAGATATTTTGTCTAATTCAATATCATTGAATTCATTTAATTCATCTTTAGTTATTTCATTTTCTGTATCACTTGATTTGTCTTTTTCTTTTTCATAATTCTTATTATTTCTAACTCGTATTCTTGTCATAATTAAAATTATATTAATTAAATCTTTAAATTGTATTAATATAATTTATCTGGTATTTCTGTTTCTATTTAAGGTATGTATTAACAATGAAGCTAACATATCAGTTGGATTAGTTGTATAATTACCAGAAGCATCAAAAATACCAGTATTAAATATATTTTCGAGTGAAGATATCGAATTTTCATTAATATCCTCTTCGTTAAATCTGTTTGTAGTATTATTTGTAGTATTTCTCTCCAGATTATTATTAGAAGAATCAATTGTTGTTCCTGGTGAGTTAAAATATTCTGATGATGTATTATTATAATCTCTTATATCATAACGACAAACAGGACATCTACAATTAGTTCTAAACCAGTTCATTAAATATTCAGTATGAAATGTATGTCCACAATGTCTAATGACAGTTACCATATCATTATCATTAAAATCATCCATTGAAATTGGACAAGATGTATTCACTGGTCTTGCAATATCACAATATACAACTCTTCTAGTTGCAGATTCAATTTGTGATTGAGTTGGATATATCTCAACTGGTTGTAAAAAACGATTAAATACACTTTGAGCATAAGAATCAAGTGTGCTATAACGTCTATTTCTAGGGATAGTATATTCGCTAATTGAATCAATAACAAATGGTTGATTATTAATCATGGTTCTACTAGTAGAAGTATTTTGCCAACGTCTGTGATTATTTCGCCTTGTATTATTAGTATATATATTTTGATTAGAATTTAATAATTGAGCCAATGAAATTCTTATTTGATTATTAGTTTGTGTTAAACTATTTAAAGTTTCAGTAATCGAATTTATATGTCTAAGATTATCATTATACATAGTATTTAAAATGTTAACTAACAAAAGTTGCTCATTAGTTAATCTAAAAGTATTTGAGTTAGAATGGTTCATAATAAATATATTATAAAATCTGTTTAAATATATAATAATAATTAATATATTGTAAATGGAGATAAATAAATATCAAAATAAAGGATTAAGTGGCTTGGCAAATTTGGGCAACACTTGTTTTATAAATTCATGTATACAAATAATGTCACATACTTACGAATTAAATGATTTTCTAGATAATGAATCATATAAAAAAAAATTAAAAAATAAATATGATAGTGCCTTATTAATTGAGTGGGATAATTTAAGAAAAATTTTATGGAATGAAAATTGTATTGTCTCTCCAGGTAAATTTATAAAGACGATTCAGAAGGTTGCACAATTCAAAAAGATAGATATTTTCACCGGATATTCTCAAAATGATGTATCAGAATTTTTATTGTTCTTGATTGATTGTTTTCATAATTCTTTATCAAGAGAAATAAAAATGACTATTTCAGGTAATGCAGAAGATGAGATAGATAATCTTGCATTAAAATGTTTTAAGATGATTCAATTAACATATTCAAAAGATTATTCCGAAATATGGAATTTATTCTATGGAGTCAACGTATCAGAATTAACAAGAGTTGATAATAATAAAATAATTAGTCAAAATCCAGAACCATTTTTTATGGTAGACTTGCCAATTCCTCCAGATAATAAATCGCCATCTCTTATTGATTGTTTTAATTATTATGTAGAAGGAGAGATAATAGAAAATTATTTACATGAAGAAACAAATGAGAAAGTAAGTATTAAAAAAAGTATTTTATTCTGGTCTTTTCCAAATATTTTGGCAATAGATTTAAAACGATTTAATAATAGATTTCAAAAAAACCAAATTTATGTATCATTTCCTCTAGATAATCTAGATTTATCGCCTTATGTAATTGGTTATAAGAAATCAAATTACAAATATGAATTATATGGAGTGTGCAATCATAGTGGAGGAGTAATGGGAGGTCATTATACTTCATATGTAAAAAATGCAAATGGAAAATGGTATCATTTTAACGATACATCTGTTGCAGAAGTTGGTTTAAATGAGTCAATAATATCTGCAAAAGCATATGTATTATTTTACAGAAAAATAAATGTGTAAATATAAATATTTGATAATAAAATTTTTAACTACCTATATATTATATGGAAGTAGTAAATACAACATCAACAACTGACCCAGTTAATATGTATAATTATTTAAACAATTACATAATGAATCCAATAGTATTGGTAATAATAGTATTAATAATTGTAACATATTATGCTTTTTCATCATCTTTAGGACCAGGTAATTTAGGAAGTGGAGATGATTCAAATGGAGGCGGTAATATTTTTGGTATTATTATGATGGTAATTTTAGTAATTTTAGTTTTAGTAAATGCTTTTCAATATTTTTTCAGTATAAATGTTACAGCATATATTCAAGGTTTATTTACTCCAAAAACTACAATCGATATAGTTGTAGACCAAAGCACATATCAACCAACAACAGTTCCCGAGATTAAATTTAAAAAGCAAGTATTTAATATTCCAGGTAATTATTACACATATAACGATGCAAAAGCATTATGTAGCGCTTATGGTGCAGACTTGGCTGAGTATAATCAAATAGAACAAGCATATAATAATGGTGCAGAATGGTGTAATTATGGTTGGTCATCAAATCAGCTAGCATTATTTCCTACACAAGAAAAAACATATGATAATCTTCAAACAATACCTGGACATGAAAATGATTGTGGAAGACCAGGTGTAAATGGTGGTTATATAGCTAATCCTGATGTAAGATTTGGTGTAAATTGTTATGGATATAAGCCAAAAATTACTGGAGACGAAGAAGAACTAATGAAGACAGCAACTCCTTATCCAGAAACACCACAAGATATTGCATTCCAAAAGAAAGTAGATATTATGAAAAATAATTTGGACCAAATATTAGTTTCTCCATTTAATTATGATAGTTGGGGGTCTTTTTAATTAATATTTTCATGTGAATCATTAAAAATTTTACCATATTTATTTTCTAAAATAGGAATAGGAACATAAATATAATCATTTTGATGTACATATCTAGTTTTAATTGACATAAAATATAAATCTAGAAGTGAATAAATAAATAAAACGACTGATAAAAATCTTAATACCTTTAAAGAGATATTTTTTGTATAATTATAAATACTTATTCCCCAAGGAATATAATTGTAAATAATTATTGTTGCATTATTATTTTCAATTATATGTATTCTACAAATTGGACACGATTTATTTTTATCAAACCAAATTTTTAAACATTCAATATGCACAGACCCATTACAAGTGCAATTATTTATATATAATTTATGTGTT